GTGGGGGGTTACGACCCTTACCCAATTAAGCGGTAACCTTTGGGTTTCTTCGTTTACTTCCTGCCGTAGCGACGGCGCAGCGTCTCGCACGGGTACTGGGTATATTACGTTAGGTGGCGTGTTAGACATCGTGGGTGTAGTCGCTACTACTGGAAGCTTTGACGCTGGCACCATCAACATCCTTTATGAGTGACGCATGGATTCGCAAGTCTTATTCAATATCGCTGTTGCGATCGCCGGTTTTTTTGGTGGCTGGGTGTTGAACAACATCCACCGATCAATCGACCGGCTGGACACGGACGTGCGCGCCCTGCCGCACACCTACGTCACTCGCGAAGACTACAAGGAAGACATCCGCGACATCCGCGACATGTTGACCAAAATATTTGATAAGCTGGATCACAAGCAGGACAAATAGGGAGGCGTTATGAAAAGCTTTATTCTCGCCCGTGCTAAAGAGCCGTCCACTTGGCGCGGTCTGTTTTTGTTCTTGGCCGCTGCTGGCGTGCCCATCGCACCGCAGATGGCCGAGTCCATCATTGCCACCGGCTTGGCCATCGCCGGTCTAATTGGAGTCGTGGCACCTGATAAGAAGTGAAACAGAATTTCCGTCAGGCGCTGCAGGCCGTCCTGCTGCATGAGGGTGGGTTCGTTAACCATCCGAAAGACCCAGGCGGCATGACCAACTTAGGCGTCACCAAACGGGTGTGGGAGGCATGGGTCGGTCATCCTGTTGGCGAAAAAGAGATGCGCGCCTTGACGCCAGCGACGGTCGCGCGCCTGTACAAGCGCCAGTACTGGGATGCGGTCAAGGGCGACGAGCTGCCAACGGGCCTCGACTATCTGATGTTCGACTTCGCGGTGAACGCCGGGGCGGGCAGAGCGATCCGAACCATGCAGAAGGCGCTGGGCACAACGCCAGACGGCGTGATCGGCCCGAAGACAATGGCAGCGATTAAGGCTGCTGACCCAAAAGATCTAATCGCTAAGTTCAGTATGGAGCGCGAGCTGTTCTACAAGGCGCTGCCAACCTTTGCGACCTTTGGCCGCGGCTGGCTGCGCCGTGTTGATGAGTCCAAGTCACAGGCGATGACGCTGTTGGCGTAACTGTCTGCAGACTTCGCGATCCCGCGGTGTCATGTCGGGCGCGATCTCCGCTACGCTGCATTGTTCAGGCGTAGGGCGTGGGCGGTCAGGTATAGCGGGCGCCATCACGATAAACGTGACCGTGGCGATCGCTATCGCGGCATAGTAGGCAAGAACGAAGTCTTTCATACGCCAAGCAACCGACCAAAGAACTTCACCACAGGTGACGGGCGATGCGGCTTGGAGCCAAGCACCACGTCCTGCATAAAACGCTCTTCAGGCGTCGCTGCGCGCTGGTACAGCTGCGGCGTATAGAACTCGCCGATGCGCACCTTGCCAGTGTCGTACGGTGTCGGTTTTACGACATGCGTATCAGGTACAAATTTTCCTTTATAGAGCATCGTCATTTCTCCTATCTTCGTTTGCGCGGCGAGCCTCGACGCCCTTCTTTTTTATCGACGCTGCCTCTTCTTTAGTATAGATCGATTTACCCACCATTACGTTGCCTGCTACCCACACCTCGGCCGAGTAGGCATTGTTCTTGCATGATGGGCACTTGCGTTGCCGCCGGATGCCGCCTGGCTGCTGGGTGGTGTTGACTACAATGGTTCTACTGCCGCACTGCTGACACTTCATATAGGCTCCCACACCCAACCCATCAGCCAACGCATGATTAGGCGGTGTATTAAGTTAGGTTTAACGTACACTGCAAACTTAGTTTTCCATGCTGGATGTGACCCCGGCATAATCCAGTACCCGATGGGCGGCGAAGGGGGTTCGAGGCTCATTTCGACTCCTTCAAATAGCTGCGGATCTTCTCAATGCTCCAGCCGGTCTTGTCATAGATGCGCAAGACGGTGTCGCCCGACACGTTATACCTGCTGTGACGCAGGCGAGAGACGTGCGGCGGCGCCAGCTCCAAAAAGCGGGCGATATCGGCGTCGCTGTTAAGATTAAACTCTTTGATGATGGCGTCAAACAGCGGGTGTTTCACTTTAGGGTTCATCATGGTTTGATAGCTCCTGACATGATTTCGACTCGTTCACGGGCGTCACGCAGCGCGCAGTACCGCTGGTGCAGGCGCTGCAGATGTGAGCTGCGACGCTCGTTCAGCTGCTCTTCGGTTAGTAGTGCGAACACCTCATCTTCCGATAGCGTGGCTATCTTGTCATTCAGTGCGCGCCAGCTTAGCTTCTTCATCTTGAATCCTTTGTTCAATTTTTGCCACTTCGTACACCGCCCGCTGAAACGCGCGCTCCATTTGGTTCAGCTCCCGGTACCGCGCGCGCTCTTCAGCCTGCGCGGCCCGCAGCTTGGCCTTCCAGTAGTCAATTCTTTTCACGTTGTTCGGCCTCCAGCTCACGCAGGTCGTTGGCGACGTCTGAGACGCCGTGCCAGTCGCTGCGGGCGATCATGACATGCAGGTAGTCGATTAAAATTTCACGTTGTGTTTCGTACTTGGTAAAGTCAGTCATGTGTTCTTCTCCTTTAGCTTGGCTTCGATGGCATCAACAAAGTTACGCGCATACTGTGGGACGTTCCCATACTGTCCATAATCAAGCATTTCCATAATCTCCTCATCCGTCAGCCCCTGCCATTCGCGCTGTGGTGAGGCGGCGTAAAGCGGCAACCAACCGTTTTCTTTTGCCCAATCTTTGTACATAGTCACGTTACCGTATGCTCCGGGTTCATGCCACCCCACCGGCTCCGGTTCAGGCGCGCTAAGTCGGGCGCGGAGGGCTGGGATTACGTCATTAGCCACGTCTGAGACGCCATGCCAGTCGCTGCGGGCGATCATGACATGCAGGTAGTCGATCAGAATTTCGCGTTGTGTTTCGTACTTGGTAAAGTCAGTCATTTCAATGCCTCCATAGCTATGTCAGAGATTGCTCGTTTGTCGTGCAGTGCTGCCCAGATTTTTTCATCAACTGTCTTGTTTGCGAGGAGGATATACACCCAGACATCCCGCAGCTGGCCGGATCGGTGGAGTCGTCCAACGGTCTGCTCGTATAGCTCCAAAGACCACGGCAGTGACAGAAATACCATGTGGCAACCTCCGTGTTGAAGGTTAAGACCATGTCCGGCTGATTTGGGATGGACAGCGAGGAGTTCGATTTGTCCGGCGTTCCATCGTTCGATGGCCCGGTCGTCGTCGAGGGTGGCAAGTTTTGGATAGCGGCGACGAAGTTCTGCCACCTCTTCTTGAAACTGGTAAACGATAAGGGTATTCGCATGCTGGTTTTCCTCCAGTAGTTCGTCTAATCGATCAAACTTGTGATTACTAAACCACACCGCCGTCTTGCTGGCGGTGAATTGACCGGGCACGTCGCTCGCCACGCGGGTGCTGTCGTACACAAAACCGGACGCCATCTGTTGCAACTTTGATGTAACAGCCGCGGCATTGGCTGCTAGTATTTCGGCTGTCGGAAACTGCACCACAAAGTCTTTCTTCATCTTCTCGTAGGGCTTCCTGTCGTCCAGCTCGCACCGCAGCTCGACCACATGGCAGGGCGGCAGCTTATCTTTGTACTCGCCAGGCTCCAGCACGAACGTCGCCGGCTTGATGCGCTCCATGACCAGCTGCAAGGCGCCTGGGCGTGGCAGCCACTCGCCGAAGTCGCGGTTCATACAGACAAAGTATTGCTGCAGGAACGCACCTTTGGCGCGGCCCAAGAGCTTCTCGTCGACAATCTTGCACTGCCCGAACACGTCTTCCAGCCCGTTGCTGGTGAATGACCCGGTCAGACCCCAGCGGATCTTGAACTGGTCGATGACCTTATGCAACGCCTTGAAGCGCGTGCCGGAGGGGTTCTTCAGCTTGGTCAGCTCATCAAAGATGACCGCGTCGAAAGATGACAAGTCTTGCTCGGCCAACCATTGGATGTTGTCGTAGTTGGTCACGACAATCGACGCGGTCGAACGCAGGGCAGCAGCGCGGTCTTTGGGGCTGCCCACAGCCACGCAGCAATCCAGATCTGGCGCCCACTTAGGCACCTCGATCGGCCAGACGTCAGTACAGACGCGCTTGGGCGCCAAGACAAGAAAGCGTGACGCATAGCCGTCCAAGAGCATGGCATCCATAGCCGTCAGCGTGATCGCGGTCTTGCCTGCGCCAACAGGCGCCAAGATCATCGCCCGATCGCGCTCGTATAGG